TACTCCTGATGCTTTAATTGATTGGATAACTGAAATTTGTAAAAAAATATGACCAAACAACCTAAAGACAAAACTTGTAAAATATGCCGAGAAAAATTTATTCCTATTAGACCATTGCAATCTGTCTGTGGGTTTGATTGCGCTATAGCCACTGCAAAGAAAACTAGAGAAGTTAAAGAGCGCAAAGAGCATCGTGAGGCTAAACTAAAACTCAAGTCAAGAGCAGACTGGCTTAAAGAAGCGCAAGCCATATTTAACCAATACATTAGACTTAGAGATGAAAAAGAACCTTGCATTAGCTGTGGAACAACGGCAGACGTTCAATATGCTGCTGGGCATTATCTCACTACAGGCGCACATCCTGAATTAAGATTTAATGAATTAAACGTACATAAACAATGTAATTCTTATTGTAATAATCATTTGTCGGGAAATATTGTTAAATACAGACAAAATCTAATTAATAAAATAGGATTACAACAAGTATTATGGCTTGAAGGACCACATGAGCCAGCAAAGCTCACCATTGATGACATAAAAGACATTAAAGCACTCTACAAACAAAATATAAAAGAACTGAATGAAACTCAAACATAAAATTTGTTTAGTCCTATTAACTTTTCCTATATGGCTGCCAATAATAATTTTATATTTTTGGATAGTTGATTTATATGAACATTTAAAAAATGAGGTATAGTTACATAATCATTTAGGAGTAAGCCATGTTTTTTGTATTGGGATTAGATTTACGTTCCATTTATTTAATTCCAACAATTGTAATTTATACTAAACGTAGTTCATTTGAAATAAGGTGGTTAATTTTGGCATTTGCATTTGGGTTTCATTCTAATGGCAAGAATTAGAAGTTCGTTGGCTAACATGGTTTCAAGTGTACCTGACCCTTTTGTTATTAAAAAAAACGGATGGCGAGAAAATAAAGTTGCAATCTTTACCGAAGAACAACTTGCCAAGCTGCCAAAGAATACAAGAGAAACCACATTGGCAGAAGCAATAAGAGAAGCTGCTAGATATTTATATGGTAATTGATGTTATTAGACTTAAAGAATGTCTTGAATTATGGGCTATATGGATGCGCCATGATGGTTCACGTTTAGGTTATCCGCAAAAATCTATGGGTATCTCTAGCGGTGGCGTAAATTGCTGGGATGACATTGGCGATGATTGCGACAACTACACAGTTCAAATTGTAGATGCAGCCATGACCAGCTTAACGCAATCAGGCAAGGGATTTATGGTAGACGCAATCCAAATCTCTATTGGTATGTTGCCTAACAATTGGAAATATCATTATCAATACGAAACTGCGCTTTCATTTGCACATGACTATATGTGGAGAAAGCTAACAGTAGCTGGAGTAGTCTGATGAAATATATTGAAGTAGATTTAAAAACTTTACCTAAAGAGCATCATTTACGCAATACGCCATTGATTCATATTGGCGCAAAGTATCTTCCGCAAGACAGCACATTATGGCAGCCAATTAGAGCAAGTTATGGCATAGCTTTAAAAACATATAACAATCTAGGTGAATCTTGGACGCTTTGGGATAAATGGGTTGCAACAATAGACCCGTATGATTGTGACGAACCACATAAAACGGAGTGGTAAAATAATGCTTGACATAATTCATAGATATGATATTTTGACTGTGGGGATAATTGCGCCCATTCAAAACGTAATTGCATAATCATGGCATCAAAAGTAATAACACAAGAAACCATAAACCTTATCCAAGCCGATTGGAAAACAGGTAACTTTACTCAACGTGACCTTGCGTACAAATACAAAGTAAGCGTAGGTGTTATCAATAAACACACTAAAGGCTTAGGCAAAGAGCATGAACAACTTGTGAACAAACTTGTTGAGGCTAAACAAGAACTTAGTCAATTAGATGAACGCTCTGTTCACGCTGTCAATGAGATAGTCGAAGAACGCACAAAGCATATTCAATTCTTCGCCAATGCAACTATCAATAACTTGCGGATGATGGAGTCAAAGATAAACGAAGGTACGACAATCTTTGAGCATAAGATTGCTCAAGAGGTAATTGCTAAGGGTAGAGAAACAGTTTTAGGCAAGCAGCCTGAAACTCAAGTGAACATACAGAACAATGCACCATCATCACAAAACATGATGAGCTTGCAAGAGTACGCACAGATTAACGCTGAACTAAACGACATGGTTTAATGTTAGAGCTTACCGAAAAACAACGAGCAGCATTATCTCTTAGAGCGTCCACAGACTTTTACTACTTTTGTAGATGGATGTTTTTAAATAGGCGTGGTTATCAATGGCTGCGCTCACCTCACCACAAAATACTTTGCGAAGCGTTAGAAAAAGTATTCTACGGTGAAACAAAACGATTAATCATTAATATTCCGCCTCGATACAGTAAGACTGAGATTGCGGTTATTAACTTTATGGCTTGGGCTCTGGGTAGAGTACCCGATGCTGAGTTCATTCACACTTCATACAGCGCAAGACTAGCAGCCAATAATGCTTGGCAGACTAGAGAGCTTGTGCAGAATCCAGCCTTCTTAGAATCATTTTCTAACTTTGGATTGAAAGATGATAGCAAAGCAAGGGATGAATGGCGCACAAAAGACGGTGGCATTGTTTACGCTGTTGGTGCAGGTGGTGCAATTACTGGTTACGGTGCTGGTAAGCATCGCACTGGTTTTGGTGGTGCCATTATTATTGATGACCCTCACAAAGCTGACGAAGCTCGCTCAGACGTTATGCGTCAGAATGTCATTGAGTGGTTTCAGAATACGCTAGAGAGTCGAAAAAACAGTCCCGAAACACCAATTATCCTTATCATGCAAAGGCTGCATGAAGATGACTTATCAGGATGGCTGCTTAAAGGTGGCAACGGTGAAGAATGGGAACATATCTGTCTACCTGCTATTCAGGAAGATGGAACAGCTTTATGGGAAGCTAAACACCCAATAGAAGAATTAAGGCGCATGGAACAAGCCAGCCCTTATAACTTTGCAGGTCAGTATATGCAAAGACCAGCACCAGCAGAAGGCGGTATCTTCAAGCCTGACCAAATAGCAATTATTGATGCTTTACCTGCTGGCGAGATTAAATGGTGTCGAGGTTGGGATTTGGCTTCAACTGTTGATGGCGATTGGACTGCTGGCGCAAAGATTGGAAGATTGCCTGATGGGCGATTTATTATTGCCGACATGGTTAGATTAAGAGATGGACCTGACAAGCGTGATGCTGCTATTAAAAATACTGCGTCATTGGATGGTAAATTTGTTAAAATATCTATTCCGCAAGACCCTGGACAAGCTGGTAAAACTCAAGTTATTTATTTAACAAGAGAATTGGCTGGATATAATGTCAAGAGTTCACCTGAAAGCGGTGATAAAATTACAAGAGCAGAGCCTTTAGGCGCACAAGTAAATATCGGAAACGTTATGATGCTTCGTGGCGAGTGGAATCAATCTCTTATTAACGAGATGCGTATGTTTCCTAATGGCGTAAATGATGACCAAATTGATGCGTTGTCGAGAGCATTTAGCGAAGTAATGGTACCAAGACGAAGTTTCTTTGGATAGAGGATTATTAATGTCAATTTTAGATTGGTTTAGAGGCGAGAAAGAAGAAGTCAAAAAGGCGGAAAATGCGCCTAAGGCTATCGCTCGTAAAAGTCTATTCGGCACTCACGCTGGTGACATTGAAAGTTCAACTAAGATTAAAGACTTTGTATTAGATAAATTCTCTGCATTAAAAGCACAGCAACCAATTTTTGACCCTGCTGTTACTGGCGTGGCAATGGATGACAGCTCAAATGGCGTTCCATCATTCAAGATGTATGACGCTGGCAATAATTCTGTATCTGACGCTGTAGTCTATTGGTATGCTTCTCAAGGCTTCATTGGCGCACAGCTTTGCGGTATCTTGGCTCAAAACTGGCTTGTAAACAAAGCCTGTGCAATGCCTGGCGATGACGCAATTCGTAAAGGCTACAATGTAGTATCTATTGACGGTGACGAATTAGACCCTGAAGCTGTAAAGATTAT